CGTTTAGCTAATGCAAGTGCTTCTTGGTATTTGCCGTTGTACAGCGCCATCATGTCTTGCTCACCCTTCATGTAGGTGTAAGCCTCAACCAAAGAGCCGTACAACAACACAGAATCAAAGTTGTCACCAAGCCATGTGTTGCTCGCAGTCACAATAGATTCTGGGTAGAAATAATAGTGCAACTCAACGTTGTAAATCGCATTGGGTGTGGGGCCAAGAATAAAAGACAACTCGGCTGCATTGGAGGATTGGGGGCCGAACAAAGCGTAATACTTTGGGATCGCTGTGTCTGTTGGCTGTGGGTACGCCTGACGAATAAAGTTAACGTCTTTGTTCAGCAAGTACTCGTATTCCCCAGAAGCGTCAATAACCGCCATTGAATACACCGCCAAAAAATCTGACGGACACTCTAGATACTTGTTGTTCGTAGATGTAACGCCCATCACGTTCTTACGAATAGACGGAAACTGAACGCTGTTGTAAATACGCTGCTCAGCTTGCTGAACGAACACGGGGATATTAGCCACGAAATCTGCTTCCGTGTTCTCCGTGTACGCCTGAATAGCAGCGCTGAGTGCGGCGTAATTCATGCCATTGGGCCCCGAGCCATGAGACCTTTAGTCGCAGCACCTGTGCCACGGACTTTGATGCCGGATGTCTTAGTTGGGTTTTCACCGTTGTTAATGACACCAACGCTCATTTTCATGGTGTTGAGGCTACTAATGCTAGAGTCCTTGCCGGGGTTAGTCGACATCACCAAAGCCTTGCCGTTCATTTTGTGCGGTGCAGCATAAGTAGCGGCATCGCCAACTTCTTTACCCATCATCTTTTTGCTAAATGTAGCCATGATTAACCTCGTTTCTGATTAGCAATTTTGGCCAGATTGCGCCCCATAGACAACATGTCCGCATCAGTTTTGCCACCTTTGCCACCCTTGCCGCCTTTTAGAGCGGCGGATGTGGGGCCACTATCGCCTAAATTTGTTCCTTCGGTCTTGCCCTTTTTAGCAATTCCGTCTGCTGCTTTTTTGAATCCCATTTTAAGCTCCTTAAGATACCGTTACTGTACCAACAAATGTCGTTGCCACCAAGTAGTTTGGCGTGAGAGCAACATCAAAATTAATAGACCCGCCTACTGGGTTCCAGCCCCACTGAATATCCCGCGAACCACTAGTCGGATTACCAGCGGTATTCACGCCCGCTGTTACGTACGTTGAATCATTACGAGGATTACGCACTGCTTGTGGGTCGTCCACTGGGTACATACCCAACTGCAACTGCGGCTGGTCGGGATCCCAACACTGAGGGCACACAAGCAGGTTGTATATCTTGGTCTTCTGAATCTCTTTTTTAAGCGCGGTCAATTTGTACTGAAAGCCACATCTATCGCACATGGCGATACTGTTCTTCGCAGAAGCAAACCGATTACCCATCAGGTGCCTCCACCAATAAACTGCTGCCGAGGCACAAAGCGAATAGCCGCTTTCTCTCGGTCTTCAGTCGCGGCCAATTCCCAAGCATCGTCGTACTGTTGTTTCAGCACCGGCAAGCGCTCAGCGCCGCCAGCAACTTTCAACGCCAAATAGTACGCGAGGCCAGCGGCCAAGCAAGGGATAAATCTAAACGGCACGTCCATCACGTTTACACCACCACCCGCGTCTTGCGTGCGGCGTAAGCGCCAGTAAACAAACGTGTACTGCTGTGACCCATCAGGAGTTGGCCAAACTGTAATGGCTGGAACCTGCGCCCAATACACAGTAGCGGCAGCGGTATGTCCTACGGCAATGGTTTCTTGCTGACCACGAGAGCAGTTAAACAGCGTGCCAGTTTTGGCGTTTGCGTTTTGTGTGATGTAGCCGTAATTAATGATCTCGTCATCAATCTTAATGAAACCAGTTGCTGGCAAACCTGTCACATCGTTCAACACAACTGTTGTGCTAGTGGACGTAATTGTTGTTGTAAGCGTTGCGGCAATAGGCGAGTTCTGCCCGTTATATCGTTGAATCCAGACTTGAATTGGTCTGGCTTGCTGAATCTTGTTGGGGATCGTAGCGTACGTAGAAACACTAATACGTGTGATTGTTAAGTCAGCCTGTGTATTAGCTGCGTTAGGCTGCGTACGGATAACGTGCTCAATCAGATCAACTGTATTGTCTGGTAGAGCGTACGTATTCTGACCTTGAACAAGAGTGATTTCACCCTGCTCTATAGTCCACATATTGATGCCGCGATTGGCCCAATCCGCAAACATGATGTTCAAACTACGACGCGCAGTGCGCAAGTCATAGCCAGTACGCAGCTCACCACCGGCGCGTTCAAACGCCTCCTCGACCAATTCATCGAGTTGGAGATTAAAACCTGATGCGCCAGAAGTGGTTGCCATTATCTAAAGCCTGCTGTTTTCTTTGCGATCTTTTTTGGTTGGGCTACGAATTGTTTCCCGGCCTTTTTGCCCTTACGCTTCGCCAACGTTGTTGCAGCGTACTCAGCAGGGCTGAGAGCTTTGATCGCAGCGCTAGGAAGGTATCGCTCGCCAGTGTCAGAAGATTTTTTACCACTTTTGGTTCTCCATTTTTGGTCGCCCCAGTCCTTCAATGATTTCTGAGGCGCTTTCAATCTCGGTAACCCCCGCCAGCCGCCTTGTACTTCTTGGCAACAAGCTGAGCTTTACGAGCCGACCACTGACCTGCACCCGTACCTTGCGTTGCTGCGGCTTTTACTTGGGACACAATCCTTTTGCGAAGACTGGGCTTTGTGTAATTGCCAGCAGCGTTTACTGTACCACCATCAGCGTACTGAGTGAAGTCAGTATTATCCCGCCGGGCTTTCTTCTTGCCCTTGGGCATTTTGCTAGGGGAGATGGCTCCCATGCCACGGCTGGCTATCATGGTTACACCATCTTTCCGCGGGTTTTACCCTTGGTGGCGCAGCCATCAGCACGTTTAGAAGCAGTCATACCGCCTTTGGCGTAACCTTTTTGTCCGCGAACAGCGTCGCGTGGGTCTTTCTTTTTAGGCGCTTCTTCCGTGCTGGTTAAAGACTCGGAGTAAGCTTTTTCGGTGGCCGCGTTCATTTTTCGCTCAGCCATCTCTTCCCGCGCTGCTTTTTCTGCTGGACTCATGATAATTCCTTAATACATTTTGCCGCGGGTCTTGCCTTTAGTGGCAATACCATCAGCACGTTTAGAAGCGGACGACGAAGTCATGCCACCGGACGCCATTTTCTTAACCTTGCCGCCACGCTTGTAGCCGCCCCTAACCCCGCCCCTCATTTCATCATCGTCGTATGGCGATGCACGGGACATCATGCCCATGCCATAACCTTTAGGATCAGATGAGAAGGACCGGGGGCTAGCGTTAGCTTCTTCAAACTTCGCTTGTTCCGCTGCGTTCAACGCACGTGACTTAACAACGGGTCTACGTGGTGCAACGGGCTTCTTAGTGGGGCTGACCGTCATAGATGTACCCGCTTCGCCATATTCTCTAGCGTTTGGGTTAGTCAACATACGTTCAGTACGTCTGTTAGCCGCCTCCTCTGGGTCCATGCCAAGTTCACTGCCAATTTTTAGCGGCTCTTCGCTAGCTTCTTTATCAGCAGCTATGCGGCGCTCCGCTGCAGCGGCAATTGACTTCTCGTCTTTCTTGTCGCTTGCTTTGTCGCCCTTTTTGGACAACATATAGCCCAACGTGCCAAGTGCGGCAAGGGCTGTTAAATCTTTACGTCGTGCCATGTTGGGCTCCTTAAATTAGCAGGCTTTGCCGCCCATGTTCATCTTAATCATCTTGCCCTTGGTTTTACCCTTAGACGCAACACCGTTTGGTGTTGTACCGGTTTTTACAGCGCCCATCTTAGATGACATGCCGCCCTTTTTCATGCCAGCATGAGCTTTAGACGCTGGTGCAGAAGCATGGGCTTTTAGAGAAGAGGATATGCCGCCATGTTTCATTGCGCCCTTACCATCACCAATAAAAGCTGGTTTGCCATCTTTCATAGGCATGCCGCCACTGGACATTTTGGTTGCGCCTTTTTTCTTGGCCATCATTGCCATAAATCCGGGGTTCATTTTAGAAGCCATGGTATTACCGCCTTCTTTCATAAGTGACATCTTGCCGTGAAGAGTCTTAGGTTTGTTAACTTTTTGAAGATCGGGACGGGCCTTGTTAGTGTCCTTGCCAAACTTCATTCCTTTGCTCGCGCCGCTAAACTCTTTAGCGACCGATACTGGTACGCCCGCAGCCTTTGCAAACTTCGGGTTGTGTGCAGCAGCATCCATGAACTGCTTTTGTTTTTCACTCGTTGCTGGCATCTTTTTTCCTGCGAATTATTTCAGCAAAAGGTTTGCCCGCTACCATTTCTGCAATGCGCATGCCTGTCCACACAATCGTAAACAGGGCGGCAACCGAAGGGAGTAGTTGCATTAGCGTGCCAATAGCTGTAACAGCGGCTACACCGTCTGTCACATGCTTTATGGTTTCAACGTTCTCTTGTTTCACACCATCCGCCCTTTTGTCTTGCCCTTTGTAGCGCAGCCATCAGCCGCAGTTACATAGCCGCCATCCTTACAGTTCCACGCCCTCAAAGACTTATTGATCCGTGAATCCGGATCGTTGGCTGTCTTTGCGCTGGTCAGCTTCTTCTTCATGCCTTCCATACGGGCGCAGAAAGAGTCGCGGCGTTTGCCGCCCTCTGGTTGAGGACGCTTCAGCCCCGGCTTGCCGGGATTGGCTGCATTGTAAGAAGCCCGTCCTTTGGCGTTCAAGCCGCCCTTCTCGGACTTCCCCTCTTTGCGTTGCCATGCTGGAGACTTAGCCATAGAACACAACTGCCGTAGTTGCAGCACCGGACACAGTTACATGTATATCCGTCAGGCAAAGAACGCCTTCACCGGGTATCACCACATTAAAGGGAGTTCCAGCAGCGGTTGTCGCAGTTGAAAATACCACTGTACCGCTTGCGCCACCATCTCTTATTACCACAGTGCCTGCGGCAGAGCCGGGAGTTACAACAACACCTTTTAAACGGGTTCTTCCACTAAAGGCAGTAGCCGTAGCCGCTACGTAAGCACTCTTAACGTCTGTCTGCATCATAATCAAGCTCCTTTAAAAACGGGGCTAAAAGCCCCTTGGGTTGATTAGGCGGTACGAGTGAACACGTACGCTGTTGCGCTTGAGAACATAATCGTAAAGCGGCCAATACCGGTTGCGCCAGCAGCAATTGTCAAGTCGCCAAAGCTACCAGCAGTGTCAGCGGCAGCGGTAGACAAAATACCGTTGGTGGCAACAGCAATAGTTACAGTTGATGCACCGGCGGTGTTATCAACATACAAGTCCAGTACAGTACCAGCGGTAGCGCCCAAGGCTGCGCCAAGCAACGTGCCTGTGGGCAAAGTGATGGTCGTAGCGGCGGCTGAAGTTGAAGTGATGTAGCCTGTTGCAACTTGGGCTGCGGTGGCTGTAGCTGTTGCGTTAATCGCAGCAGTTGTTGGATGGTTTTGAGCTGTAAAAACCAAATTGGTGGTGTTCAAATCTGTAACGACGGTGGTAGCACCAAACGTAGCATCAACAGTAACAGCGCCAGTGGTGGCGTTGATAGAAATGTCTTGAAAGCCATTCTCGGAACGAACTGGGCCGTTAAACGTGGTATTTGCCATGATTTTTCCTTACATGCAAGTTAGGCGTATCAATCTGCATGTCGTCAGCCGGGACTGTTTGATACACCGGAAAGCCCGGA